TTTTTTCGGCTATTGCTGCACGCAAGCAAGAACCTGGGACGCTTTGAACCCGATCCTCACGCACTCACGGCTGAACTCGTCCCGGTCAACGACATCGCCGGCCATGAACGACAGTCTAACGACAGTCGAACGAAGGTGGAACGAAGGTCGTTCGCTGCTTGGACGAGATGGATGCGCGACTTTCTTCGAGAGCTTGATTGCCACGGTTTCGTAAACCTAGGTGATCAATGGCCTTCCGGTCGACCTATCGAAAGAGAATGGGATCCACCGGAAGTCGGAGAGGTCGTGGAAATAGCAGACCTGCTAGCCCTAAGAGAACAGAGAACAGAGAGAGAGAAAAAGAAGGTTCTTGGTAGGAGAAAGAACCAACTAACTCCTTCCCCCGGCAAGCGGTCGAAGGCCCCCAAGAAGAAGCGCTCGGCTGCGCCGAGTTCACCGAAGGGCAAGCCTTCGGCCTCGAAGTCCTCGAGCCAGGCTGTCGCCCCGAAGAAGCCGGAGCCCGAGAGTCAGGCACCGAGTGCCCAGACCGAAGCACAAGCCAAGACCAAAGCCGGAGCCCCTCGGTCGTGGCCGACCACCTGGACCGGCGATCGGTTCCTCATCCCGGACCTCGAGAACGAACGGCTCAAGGTCGACTTCACGTTCATCGACGTGTTCGAGGAGGTCCAGGACATCGAGGCGTGGTGCCGCTCTCAGGGCGCCTCTCGGATCAACAGCTCGAAGTACGGCCGCCGGGTGTGGATCGAGGTCGACGGCCACGAGCCCAAGCAAGTGCGGGACTACCTCCCGTGGCTGCGCAAGCTCCTCAAGCGCAAGAACGAGGAGCACAAGCCTCTCAAGCGCGATCCCAGGGGCGAGATCCTCGAGCCAGCAAGGGAGCCGACCCGCCAGGACAAGTACCCCGGCATCCGAGACGGCGAGGACGTCCTCGCCTACGTCAACCGCTTGCGTGACGAGCGAGCCAGCAAGTACCCCGGCATCCAGGATGGCGAGCCGCTCGAGCGCTACCTGGCCCGCACCGGGAGATCCTCATGAGCAAGTACGGCAACAAGTGCACCGAGGTCGACGGAATCCAGTTCGACTCCAAGGCCGAGGCCCTCCGCTACCAGCAGCTCAAACTCCTCGAGCGCGCCGGCAAGGTCCGCGACGTCCAGACCCAGGTGAGATACACCTTGCTCGATGGGTTCTGGTCCGAAGGGGTTTGGGTGCGCCCGGTTACGTACATCGCCGACTTCGTCTACTTCGATCACGAACTGTTGCAGTACGTCATCGAGGACGTGAAAGGTGTCAGAACTCAGGCGTTCCAGCTCAAATGGAAACTCCTGCGGCACAAGTTGCAGCAGTCCGAGTCCGTGACGATGCGCCAGGTCCCTGCGTCTCTCGTGACAGGCGGCCTGTGGCGGCCACCACGCAGAACGAGAGGGAAGAAACGATGATTGAGTCCTGCTCGAGCCCGATCCCAGTGACGAGGCTCTCAGGGCCCTCAGAAAGGAGATGCTCATGACCACCACCGTCCAACTAGGCATCGAGGAACCGATGCTGTTTCAGTGCGATCTCGAGCACGCTCGCCAAATGGGGCGGGCCGCTCACTCTCGACTTCCTCGATCCTGGGAAAGGTGGGTGACCAGGATCGGGCTCAGAAGGTGCAACCTGTGCGGCAAAGACCGCAAGGTCCACGTGTCCGATGAGGAGAGGCTCAAACTCATTCGAGGGCCTCGACAGCGGCTCCGAGTGATCCGATGGAAGGATCGGTTCTTCGAGGCCGACACGATGCGTGAGATCTTGGGCGAGCCCGATTGGCTGCTCCCTCGATCACGCTTCCAGGATGCCACCCACGCCCAAGCCACCTGCCAGTGGGATGTGCAGGAGCACCAGCCATGAGCTTTCGCGTGTGTTCCTTCTGGACCGATGGCACCCCGTATGAGCGCGTGATGCACGAGACCCTCGCGCCCTCGCTCAAGAAGTTCGACGTGCCTTTCTTCGTGCAGAGGCTGCCGAATCACGGCCACTGGGCCGTCAACGGCAACATGAAGCCGGCGTTCCTGCGCGATTGCATGGATCAGTTTCCCTCAGACGACATCGTCTGGCTCGACGCCGATGCCCAGCTCATGGGCTCTCCCCGCCTGTTCGACCAGTTGCCCACCGAGGTCGACTTCGCGGCCCGCTTCCGGCCTCGAGGTCAGGAAGGTACGAAGCGAGGAGCCGTCGAACTCCTGAGCGGGACGCTGTTCTTCCGCCAGAATGAAACCGCTCGGGACTTGCTCGATCGGTGGATGAAGCAGGCGATCGCAAGCAGCAAGGTCTGGGACCAAAAGAATCTCTACCAGGCGGTGCAGAGCTTTCGTTGGGTGGAGTTCTTGGGACCCGACGCCGGCTCGGCGAGTGAGTTCCGGCCTGGACACGAAGCGCTGACCTACTACGATCTGCCCAAGAGCTACTGCTTTATCCGGAGCCTGGATCGGGAGGAACCAATCCCGCCCGTGGTCTTCCACTGGCAGGCGTCGCGCTGGCTCAAGAAAAAGGTGGGAGGATCATGAACATCACGTGGACGAACGGTCGAGATCCTATGGGAGCCATCCGAAAACGTTATCAAGCACGATCGTTTGCTTCGGTCATCGACGTCGGTCCTGGCATCCGACCACAAACCGTCGTCAAGGCCGTCGTCACCCAGATGTGGGAACCTCACGGGACCTATGTCGATCGGCTTCGACAAGACTACCCGCGCGCCTTCGAGTCGCAAGCCTATCGGGTCGATCAAGTCGACTGGGCTCAAGGCCTCACCGAGCTCGAAGCGCGCTTGAACGAGGGAGAACCGAAACCCGATCTCCTCATCGCACTCGATGTCATCGAACATCTCGACAAAGACGCCGGCCTCGAATGTTTGCTTCGATCGATGGCACTCGTCGATCATGTGCTCCTGTACACACCCTACGGATTCCACCCGCAAGAACAGATCGGCCATGCCAAAGACCCCTGGGGTCTGGACGGCATGGTCTGGCAGGAACACCGATGCGGATGGATACCCGAAGATCTGCCTCGCGGAGGTGAGTGGGAGATCTTGGCGTTGCGAAAGTCGCATCGCCTCCGCTATCGAGGCCATCAAAAGATCGGCATGAAACCGATGGACTCCTTCTTTGCCGAATGGAGAAAGAAGTGAGCCAGATCATCAAGACCCAAGCCGATCCTTTCGACGTGATCATCCCGTCCGTCTTTCCCGAGCTCGCAGCCCGGTGCGTGAGGCTGCTCACCGGCTTCCATCCCGAGGCGCATTGGATCGTGATCGACGGCGACCCATCGATCGCCTCGAAGTGGAACGAGGGAGTCCGGGCCTCCAAGACGTCCGTCCTTGTCTTCCTCAACGACGACGTCGAACTCTTGGGTCATCTCCATGACCAGTTGCTCCATCCCGCCGACGATGAGATCTGCGCGGACGCCTCCCGACCTACACGCCAAGAGCCCGCCTTCCTCCAGCTCTTCGGCCAAGCGTGGCCCCAAGACTTCGATCGCATCCCGAAAGGGTATTGCTTCTCGCTCACCCGGGAGCGCTTCGAGAAGCTGGGCCCCTTCGATGAGCGGTTCACCCCCGCCTACTACGAGGACACCGACTTTTTCTACCGCCACTTCCTGGCCGGTGGTCAGTTCCACATCACGCCGTCGGATCTCATCCACCATCAAGGCTCGTCGTCTTCAAGACTTGAAAAACAGGGGTGGCCGCGACGCCGCCTCAATCAAAACAATCAAAAACTCTGGGTCGAGAAATGGAAAGGAAAAGAAGCATGATCATTCATGCGAAACAAAACTGGGTTTACCTGGGAGCCCCAAAAACGGGATGCCGCTCTTTTCATCGACTGTTCTCACGGCTTGGGGGTCGGAGTCATGGGGCGTTCCATGACAACCGAATACCCAGCTCGATGACGAACCCAACGGTGATCGGCATTCATCGCAATCCCTACGAGAGACTCGTCAGTTGGTGGTGGTTCTGGTGTCGGGAGCCGAGTCGTCATGCGATCCGATCTCGCCATGGACAATTGCATGTCGAAGCGTGGGATCTGGCCCAGTTCCTCCGATTTCTGATCAAGACGAAGTTTGAACGTCCCCCCATGTCCCGCAGTTTCGCCCCAGGGCAGAACGGGAGCCAAGCTCAGTTTTACCCGTTCAATGCCACCATGATCCCACTGGTGGAAGCCCAACCGCGACTGCGAAGGCTGGCTGAACTACCCTCCGACCTGATCGTGCCTCATATCCACGAGAGTTCCGCATGGAGACAATTCGATTTTCCCCAATTGTGGACTCCGGAGTGCGTGGCTCTGGCGAACGTGCACTCGGCACTGGAGGACTGCTCTCGGTATGAGTATCCCTTCATGGAATCGGACTACGATATCGATGCCGACTTCGAGGACCTCTCGAAAGATTGGCCCGACAAAAAGGTGTCGATGTCCGACGACGAGATCATCCGAACTCTCCTTTCACCGCAGCAACAAGCCGAGCTGCGCGAGCTCGCTCACTCCTACGAAAAGGAACAGCGATCATGAGCCGATTCCCACCGCCTCCCCAGGAACTCTACGTCTGGTTCAAAGACAACCAGACCGGCGAAGAGAAGGGGGTCTTTCAAGTCCAGCGCAGCAGGGACCGAGGAAGAGATCCTTTCTTCATGTGCCGGTGTGGTGCCACGATCGTCTGGACCATCACCAAAAACGATAAGCGCATGCCCGTCGATGCCATGCCGGACAAGGAAGGCATCTACACTTCCCACCTTGCCACTTGCCCTTCGGGGCGACGAAAGGAGCATCGATGAGGGGGCACGATCGCTGCTTCCAGTGTCACTACTGGATGCCCTTCTTGATCGATAACACCGAAGGGTTCTGTGAACGCTACCCACCTCAGGTGTACTCCATCGATCGGGCGCAGCATGGGAGCTCGCATCCCAGTACGTTCCACCACGATTGGTGCGGCGAGTTCAAGCAAAGCACCTCGCTAGCCACCGATCGATTCCCCGTCGATCCCTCGGCGCCTGGCGAAAATGCTCCAGGAGCTGACGCACCTGAACCCACGAAAGCTGACGACAACTGAGCGTCGCCTTGCCCACCTGGTACACCCGCACCTGACGCCTCGAGCACTCCGGGAAGAACGTCTTCCACGCCCGGAAGTGGAGCTGCCGCTGACGATCCGGCTCCTTCGGCGGCTTCCCTCCCGCGTAGTTGCGACGACCTCGGTACACGTTGGCCCTCGACTCGTCGAAACCCATCAAAATCAGCGGGTGACACCCCATCGCTACCGCCAAGTGCGCCGCCAAGATCCCCGCGCTCGAACCGCACCCCCGCGTGAGCTGCGACTTCAACACATGCACCCGATGCCGGTAACCCTGCGCCGTGAAGATCGGAAAGTACCGGTCCGCTTCCCACTCCCAAAGCTCTCGGCACATCTTCGAGTCGATCACACTCAGCACCGTCGGGGCAAACTCATCCACAATCGCATTGCAACCGTACGTCTTCACGCCACCGTAGCCGTGAAGCTCGCTCAGATCCCCCCAGTCCAGCCGTGACGGGCCGTTGCCGATCACCACCCCCGCATGACCCGCAAAACGATCCCTCCAATCCTGGTGGATCACAGGACCCCTGCAAGCAGCCGCCGTGTCCGGCGAGCAGCACTCCAAAGCCATCGCAAAATCCGACAGCCGGCTCATCCCATCCTCCAGCGCACGCCGTGCCTCCCTCGCTGTCCTCGTCACTCACCCATCGTCCCCCACTTCGGCCGGCCCAGCCTTCCCCTCCCGTGCACCTCTCGATCCACGCTCCCTCTCGACCTCTCGATCCACCAGGTCCGCCAGCTCGAACACCATTTCCGCCAAGCGAGTCAGCCAGTCGTTCAGTCCACTCGATTGTAATCGACGTGCCGAACAAACACTAGTAGGCGAGGTACTCTTTTTCTTTTTTTTGCATTGCGCCGGTGATATTCCGGGCGTATAGTGCAGGTAGACAATTATCACTCACTCACTCGAACGAAAGGTATCCTATCATGTCTCGACTACGACTCTCCATCTCCCCTGCCGATCGTCTCCACCTCCTGCATACGCTCATGGCCACCAGCGGCTACGATGCCGCCGAGCAAGAGCAATACGACGATTGTCTGGCCCTGTGGTCGGACGATGCCTGTGAGGGCATCTGTGCCGAGTGCGACGAGGTCTGGCCCTCTGAGCCGGATGCCGACAGCAATTGGTGCGCGGAGTGTCACCAGTCGACCGTCATCTCCGGGCTCGTGCTCGCGGAGGTGCTCTGATGACTGGACGATTGACGCTCAGCCAGATCAATTGCGTCCGCGAGATATTCCTTCGCTGTCTCGAGCGCGGGGATCTTGGCGGCGCGCTGACCTGCGCACGTACCATCGCAGATCAGCGCGCGCTCTCCTCGTCGATGTCCCAGTACTGGCAGGGCCGCTGCGAGGCATTGGCCCGTCTTCTCCCAGATTCCTGAACCTAACACCCCAGCGCTAGAAAGGTGCTACCATGACTGATCTCCATGACCATGACATGTCACGACCCTATCCCGCTGCGTGCGTCCGAGACTATCTGGCCCTCACCGGGCCGCACGATTGGCCCGCCATCGTGCGAGTCCATTCTGATGGTGTGATCAGCGATCACGCCACCGACGACGGCCGGATCCTGTCCCGTGCCGATGAGGACGATGCGCTCCGGCGCGCGGCCCGCCTGCGACTCGCATCGGCTCTGCGACTCGACCGCCTCTGGCCGCGCGCGGATCTACCCGTGTGGGTCTCGATCGGAGATCTCGGTCCTCTCGAGCCTCCGAGCTCTGGCTCGGACTGGCCCGAGGAGTACGACCGTCCGCGGCTGCAGCTCCGGATCGAGCTGCCTACTGACGTGGGCGTGCATCCCTACCTGCACTCGGCACTCCAATCTAATGACCGACTCCTCGACCGATCGATGGACCGGCTCTGGGGCGCCCATGAGCTGGGACGGCGGTATCGATCCAGGACTTACAGTCGGCCCACCATCGCCGAGTCCGAGCGCGATGCTCAGATCGACGCCGATCGCGCCGTCGCCACACTGCTGCGCATTGTGTCGGCGAGACACGAGCGGATGGCTCTGCGGGCTGAGCATTGGCGGCTGGCCACCGACACTCCTACCGCGAGCACGTCGTGATCGGCGACCTGCTCGCCTCCCGTCGACTCGACGCGAGCGCACCTCTGCGATGCGCTCTCGGCTCCTCTCCGGTCAGCGATACCGAGGCCGATGTCGATGTCGTCGTCGCAGGGCACACCATCCCCGTCTGCCATCGCTGCCAGTCGGTGTGCGTGTCCGACGACGAGTGATACCCACCACCTCGCTCACACGGATCGACGACTCACTCTGAGTCGTCGATCCGTTCCCCTCTCGATCTCCCACCTCACGTCTGCCACTCACATATCCTAGCTCGGCAACATCTTGCGGCGTCGCGGCCACCTCGTCCGATGGCCCCGACTCGTGATTCGACCCCGCTGCGTGCGTCCGTCTGGCTCTCGGTCGTCGACCGTAGCCGGCCCGGCCCGTCGATCCGTCTGCGACTGGCCCTCACGACGATCGATGGTCGGAGAATCGGCGCTCTGAGAGGCTCGTCACGGCCTTTCGACGATCGATCGTGACCCGTGGCTCATGGTCGATCGGAGCGAGTGACGACGCAATTCAACATAACGCCTATTATCGGAACCGGGTCGATCGCCCAGGGGCCCCACGGTCCGCCCGATCCCACCGAGCCCAATGGGGGGCCCGCACCCCCGGCACCGAGGGTAGATCCAGTCGAACGCGGAGTGGCCCCGAGCTTGGAGTGGCCCCGAGCTTGGAGGAGAGAGCGTGAAGGAGGAGCGAGAGCGCCGCAAGGGGAGGTTCTTGGTGGGTGGAGTGGATCGGACTCACGGAGCCGCGTCTTCCACCCGCCTTCCCCGTAGCGTACCACACCGTGTCAAGTGGTACGGTAAACAGGGTTGATTGTAAAGAGAACGATCGTGCTTTTTTTGGAATGGATATCGAACGATCGTGCTTTTTTGAGTGTTCGATTTGTGGATCGAGGAGTGCTGGAGGGCGTCAGAGGGAGGAGTGAGTGGTTGATTTTGGGTGGAGGATTGCGAGGATGTTTGGTTCTTGGAGGAGGTGGGCGTAGGAGCCGTCAGGTTGAGCGAACTGGAGGGTGAGGTTTTTGTTGTAGACGACGAGGTCTCCTGGGGAGGCGGAGATGGGGAGGAATCGTTTTTCGCGGTCGGAGTAGAGTCCGGGTCCGGTGTCGAGGACGGTAGCCCAGGCGGTGAGGAGGTCGTGGTCTTTTCGGGGGAGGAGGAGACCTCCGGGGGAGAGTTCTTGGGGGGAGAGAGGTTGGACGAGGAGCCAGTTGGCGTAGGGCTGGAAGTTTTGGGTGTGTGTTGGAGCTGGATTTTGGGGAGTGGGCATGAGGGATCCTTGGGGATGAGGGCGTTGCAGACCGAGCAGTGATGGGTCCATGGGAAGCGACGGTGCGGGTAGCGAAAGGGTCCTTGGCACTGGCAGAGGAGTTCGCCGGTGGGAGGACGTCCGGCATCGGGAGGGACGAGGTCGAGAGGGATGGGTGCGGAGTGGGAGGAGATTTCGCAGGATGTGCCGAGGCGTCTTGTGACGGTGGCTTGGACGAGCCATTGGTGGCCGCAGAAGGAGACGCCGTCGTGCCAGGGGGGTCCTTTGCGGAAGGAGAGGGAGAGGGAGTAGGAGATGTCGTTTCGTTGTTGTTCTTGGTAGAGGGCACGGAGGGCCATTTCCATGCGCTGAGCGAGGAGTTGGATTTGAGTGTGTGGTTGTTCGGGGAAGCGGTGAGCGATGGAGCGGAGCCCCAACGGGTCATCTTCAGTGGCTTGGGGAAGCATCAGGGGGTGGGTCATGGGGGATCTCCGTGAGAGTGGGATCAGTCATCGATCGGTCGAGGGTTTCCGTTTGGGTCGTAGGTGACGGCTTTGCTCCAGGAGGCATAAACGACGGGAGTGGATCCGGAGGGTTGGGTCTGATCTTGGGGTGCGACGGTGGGCTGTCGGGTGCCGAGTCCGGGGTTTTTTCGGGCGACGGCGATCCACTTTTTGTGGTGATTGCCTTTTTCGTAGGCTTTTTCTTGGTACTCGAGGACCTCATATTCCCAGGGGCATCGGGGGTCTTTGCACTCTTCTTGGTGGAAGTAATCGGCGAATTTTTTTTCGTCGTCCGAGGGAGGCTTGATGGGTCCTTCGACTTCTTCGATGGGGCATTCGATGCCGCGGGAGGAGAGGTACTGGTAGAGGAGGAGGGTTTGTTGGCGGGTGTATTGTTGTCCTCTCAGGAACTGGAAGAGTTTTTCGATAGGCTCATCGAGCATGGTGGATCTCCAGGGTGTAAGAGAGAGCGTTGGGACTCCGCCCGTAAGCTTCCCGGTGAAAGGAGTTCGCCAATCACAGAGCCCCAACCGCTCGTGAGTGGAGTCTACCTCTTGATTGACCTGTGCGTCAAATCCTGGTAGGCATGGTTCGGTAGCATTCCTTTCACCGGTGATCGAGAGCGAGCCTTCCCTTTCGGTCATCGGTTTTTTTTTGCCACTCGCTTATAATCGTCTGACGGCTGTTGATCCTTCGATTTACCGCACGGTGCTGGAGTGTGTGCGGATGGATGAGGATCCGGACGGGATCAATGCGCAGGCGATTTCGGAGCTGACGGGGATCGGGATCCGGAGCGTCCGTGAGAAGTTAGGTCGGGGTGTCTTTGAGGGTTACATCACGCTGTACGAGGTGCGTGACGAGTTAGCGCGGAAAAACATTTACGTTTGGCGCAAGGACAAGGAGCTGCCGCGTTTAGGGGACGCCAAGGAGAAGAGGAAGGAGATTGCGCGGATCAAGGGGTTGCCGTTTGAGGGGGACACGGACATTTACCGGTTGATCGATGGCAAGAAGACCGGGGTGCGTTTGCGTCTGATCAAGCAGTTTGCGAACCGTTATCACGCTCGAGACCAGAAGCAGCTCAAGAAGAAGGCGATCAAGACGAAGAGGCGTCGGGCGTTGTTTCGCAGCCGGTTCATGCGCAAGACGCAGTGGTGTCAGTATTTGGTGGTGTGGATCTACTGCCGGGCGTTGAAGCCGAAGGCGCCCTGGGCCGAGGACTTGCTGTTGTTTGTGAAGGAGGTGATTGGGGCGACGGAGGAGTCCTCGGGGGTCTTCTACGAGGAGGACGTGGAGTTTGTCCGGGAGCTGGAGCGTCCTTGGGTGTTGGACTGTGCCAAGAGCGGTCTGTTTACGCGGGTGCTGTATTTTTCGCGCGTGAAGCGATTGGCGCTTCAGAGCAAAGGGGTGATCGAGCGTCTGCTCAAGCTGGACAGTGTGCGTGAGGCCGTGGGTCACACGGACGAGCATCCGTGGTTGGATTTCAAGGCGGCGGACGAGGAGGGCGAGGCGTTCACGTTCAAGGCGCGTTCGGTGTCGGCGCCCTCGATGAAGGAGCCGTCTTTCATCGCGTTTGGGATGGACTCGGGTTACACGGGTCAGCACGGCGATGTCATTTTTCTCGATGACATTCAGGACCCCTCGAATTGTCGGGGGGAGAATCTGAACCGACTGAAGCACCTGTACCATCTTCTGCAGCCGATCATGGGCCGGAACATGGAAGCGGTGATGCAGTCGGTCGGGACGCTGTACGATCCTTCGGATCTGTATCATTACTGGTTCGAGGAGCAGCAGAAGATCTGGGAGTTTTACTTTGATCCGTGTTTGAAGGAGAGCGACTACACGGTCGATGATGATGGCGAGGTGCAGATCAAGGAGACGGCTCGCAGTCGGTTTCCCCGGTCGATGTCGATGGAGTTCATTCGGGAAGAACGGATCGCGATGGGCTCGTTCGAGTTTTCGGGTCAATATTTGCTGAGCTTCCTGAAGATCCGTCCCTCGTTCATCAATCCGCTGGATCAAGGCAAGTGGGTGGATGAGGACCAGATCCCTGAGGAGGTGTGTACGTACATCTTGTGCGATGTGGCCGACTCGGATCGTCCTCAGGCTTGCTACACGTGCTTTTGGGTGGTGCAAGTCGACATGGCGCGGACCGTGTATGTGAGGGAGGTCAAGATCGGTCGTTGGCTCCCCAAAGATAGCTGGGAGGTGTTGAAGGATCTGTTGCTGGTCTGGCCGGTGAGGACGGTGATCTCGGAGCAGAACGGTTTCTCGCGGTCGTTCACGCAAGGGTTTGACCAGTACGCCTTGAGCCATGCGCTGCGCTACGACTGGGAGTTTGCGGCGAGGGACATCTCGGAGCGCCACAAGGACTCGCGCATTTACCAGCTCGAGGGTCCGATTGTGAGGGGGGAGCTTCGCTTCGATGAGGAGCTGAAGGCGAACAAGCAGTTTCGCCAGGTGGTGGTGTCTCAATTCGTGAAGTTTGGCAAGAGCAAGCACAAGGACGGTCCCGATGCGTTGACGCTTTGGAACGCCATGGATCGCAAGGGGAATCGGATGGTGCGCTTTTCGCTGGGCGACCTGAAGAAGCGGCAAAAGCTCAAGGATGAAGCCTTGGGGATCTGGAGAGCGCCTCTGAGGCGAGACCGCCAGGTGCCTTCCCCTCAGGGTGAATCGTCGCCTTACCGTGTCGGTTATCGGAGACGCTGATGGCAACGATGTCGCCCGGGATGACGGATCGTCGCCGCGTTGACGAGTTGGTCCGAGACATCATGGGCACGCCTGTGGGCAGCCCGAAGATCGATGCGTTTTTGGGGCGGCTGGAATACGCCGATCGGTTTCGCGAGCAGCAGTTGGGCCGGGTGTGGGTCTGGCGTCAGATGTATCACCTGCGGGTGGTGGACGAGAGGCCGGATGGATCGAACCTGCCCTCGCAGACGCCTTACGAGATCGTGGAGGCGATGGTCGCTCAGCTTTACAGTGCGCTGGTGGCGGATCCGGCGACGTTCCTGGTGACGGACAACGATCTGCTTGTCGAGGCGGTGGAATCGATTCAGCGGTTCCACAACAATCGGCTCAAGGAAGCGCGCTATGCTCGCGCGGTCAATCGTTGGCTGAGGGAGCTTTGCATTGCGGGTCATTCCAGTTTCTATTACGGCCTGACGTTCAACCGTTTCAAGGATGGCTCGAGTTCCCAAGGGCTTCATCTCTCGCCGCTGCTGTTCGAGGAGCACTGGCTGGATCCGATGTCGAACGAGCTGATCGAGCCCTCGTTCTTCTTTCTGAGGACCTCGATGCGCCGGAGCCGGATTGCCGAGCTGGTCTCCGAAGGGATCTACAACCGAGAGGCGCTCGAGCAAATCGACACCATCCGGGACGCAGGTGAGTTTTCGGCGCAGGTCTTCAATGACATCGTGGGGCCTGATGCGGTCCATCGTGTCATGACGCTTCTCAAGCTGCCATCGCCCTTCGATGACATCGACCCGGTCGATCCCTTGATCCCGATCATCGAGGGGTATGGGGATTTTGTGGACGAGCAAGGTGAGATCGCCAAGGATCGCTTGCAGACGATGGCCTGGGGCGCCGTGCCGATGCGTGACATCGAGAACCCGTTTCATGCCATCCCGGTCATCACGGGTCGTTTGATCCCGCACGAGGCGGGTCCGTTCGGCAAGTCGGTGATCGAAGCGATCGAGCCTTTGACGAAGGCCGAGTCGGAGATGACGAACATGCGCCTCGATCTGTGGGCGCAGAACGTCGAGAACATGTACACGGCCACCGATGACGTCGAGCTCTCGCAGGATCGGCTCTATTACGAGCCGGGCAAGGTGGTGCGCATCGGCAAGGATCCAGGCGGCCTCCAAGCTTTGGACAGTCCTCGGCCGCCGGAGGGTGCTTTCGTCGAGTCGCAGCTCTTCAGCCAGCGGGCGCGGGAATCGGTGGCGATCACGGATCTCGTGCGCGGCGAAACGACGCCTCCGCGCAAGACGCGAGGAGAAGTGCGTAGACTCTCCTCGAACATCTCGACGCGCTTTCGGATCCATGTCGAGGTGTTAGGTGATAGCCTGAACGAGATGCACAAGCATCTCTTGATGATCCTCTCCGAGCACGCCGACGAGAAGGTGCTGCTCTCGATCCAAGGGACGGAGAGTCAGCAGACGATCACGTCCTTGCGCCAAGACATGGCGAGGGTCGCGGACATGATCCGTGTCAACGCGGATCCGGAACGCGCCGATGTGCCGGGCAACCGGGCGCGTTTCTTATCGCTGATCCAGACGGTGTTCCAAGTGCCGGGAGGTGCGACGAACGTCAACCTGCGCCGGGTCTTCGAGAAGCTGCTCGAGTCCTTCGGCTTCCATCACCGCGATCCGTTGATCCTCATGCCCGAGCGCTTTGCCGATGTGTCCTTTGAAGGGTTGTTGCCGTCGGAGGAACACCTCCGGCTGCTGCAAGGGATTCCGATTGAAGTGATGCCCAGCGATAACGATGTCGCTCACATCGAGGATCACCTTTTTGCGCAGAAAGCTCATCCCGAACTGGCGGGTGAGCTGCAGGTCCACATCAAACAGCACTTTCAACAATTGATCGCGAAGGTCAAAGCCAACAACCGTTCGATTACTCAAGGCATCATTGCAGATGTGGGAGTGCCGGCCGTGCCGGGTGCCTTTGGGGCTCTCACCTCCCAGGGAGGTACTTAATGGACATTACCGATGAAGTGGCCGCGCGGTTTCTTGAGGGACACCTCAAAGAAGGGAGGACGTTCGAGGACGCTTTTGAGGTGGCCGAGAACTTCACGAACAATCCTTTCGCGAGGGTTATGATCAATTCGTGTCGCTTTGATCTGTGTCACCAACATATCAATCATTGCCTCGATGCGGTCCGGGAAGGGGACCTCGAGAAAGCGAGGGAGATTTTGAGGGCTGTCGATACAGCCAACGCATTCGCCGAGAATCTGCTGCGGATTTTCCAAGTGGTCGAGGACCAACAAAACCGCAGGAAACATCGAGACAACGGTCAAAACCGCATCGTGAAGGAGCCTTATCGTGCCGAAAGAAAGTCCAAACGGCGTCGGTGAAAAAACCCACAAGGAACAAGTGCTCGAGAAGCTGCGCGACGAACAGCTCGCTCACTTTGATGACCCGCACTTGAAAGATCTGTTCCAGTCAGTTGACGTCGCCAAGTGGGCTCAGAACATGCCGGACGAAGCGATGCCCGCCGAGCTCGCGGATCAAGACGCTGAGAGTCCGGCTCACCCGAAAGAGCGCACGATCTGGGAAGAGCAGGTCGCCGACCCAAATGAGACGACGCAAGACCCGCCATCGGATGGCAGTGACTTTCAGGCGTTGCTGCAAGAGATGGCCAGGAGAGACAAGGCCGCCAACAAAAGGATAGCTGAGCTCGAGAAGATGATTCTGTCCTCGAGGAGTCAGGAGCCTGAGCAAGAAGAGCCTGAGACGGATCTGTTGGAAAGTGCCGACTTGACCGCCGATCAGCAGCGAGCGGTGCAAAAATACGTGGAGAAGCGCCTGCAAAGCGTCGAGCAGCTCGTGAAGAGTCAATCGGTGGATAAGGGCTTCATCGAGTACCTGCGGGCTCAGGAAGCCAACCGAGCGAGGGACGGCTTCCTGGGACGGATCGAGGCGATGATCACGAAGTCCGGCTTCCCGCTCGATGCGCAGGGGGTGCAATCCGCCAAGAGCGAGATCTATCAAGATCTCGCGAATCACTTTGCGAAGACGCAGCTCTCCAACGAGGCCATGGATCGCGTCATGAAGGGCGCGGTGGCCACGTACCTGATGCAAAAGTTTGCGGGCAGGCTGCCCCAGTCGGGGCCTCCTCAACCTGACACGGAGCAACAAGCCCCATCCTCGTCGATCTCTCAATACTTCATCCCGCCCGAGTCTCGCCCCCCCGTGCATACGGAGCCAGCGACGGCGCCTCAGCAGACCTCGATGCAACAGAAGGTCTCGCAGATGGCGCCAATGGACCTCGAAAGGAGGATGGCCACGATGACGTCCGAAGAGAAGCTCGCCCTGTTTGAGCAGCTCGGCGGACAAAACCTCATTTCCTAACAAGGAGCCTGCACGATGGCTGTAACAACCGCATCGCCCACCTCACTCGAACAGGTGAGGCGATCGTTCTTCGTGACGCAGTTCCTCGATCTGATTCAAGGCAATCAGGTCTTTGAGCAGTTCGCGCAGCAACGATCGATTGGTCAAGGGTCCTCCGGTTTTCCGGAGACCTTCCAGACGTCCGTCTCCGCTGCTCAGTCCATCAAGTCGATCGAGTTCACGGGATACGAGCCGCTCGACATCTTCGACGATAGCGATAACCTGGCCGGATCCACGGGAGCCACTGTGGGAGGCGGCGACGAAATCACCGCCCAAGAGATCACCGATCTCACAACGAGGCGTGTGAATGCGAACATCGAGCTCTATTCGAAGTTCGTGAAGATTGGGCGGCTGCAAAAGGCGGTCGCGATCGATCAGAACATGCTGGGCGCCGTCGAGCTGCTTTCGGATCAACTCACGCGCTCCAAGGATTGGCTGCTCCAAAAGCTGCTGCTCAAAAACGCCGTCGATACCAACCTGGGTCTCGCGCCGTTTTCCGGCGATGGCAATCGTGAGATCCAGATTCTCGGTGCCAACAACAAAACGACGATCGCCGCCAACGGTGGAGCCGGAGGGAGCGCCGGCAATACGAACATTGTGGCGGCGCCGGAAGGCTTGGTCGGAGGAGGATCGAACTCCGGCAATGCCACACCCTCGTGGTATACGCTGCGGGATTTCCGCATCGTCAAGGCGTTGCTCGATGGCGAACGCGCCATGCGCTTTCCCGGCGGTACCTACGTGGGGATCATCACGAGCGCGATTGAAGAGAGGTTGCTGGATGACAGTGACTTCATTCAAGCGGCCAAGTACGCCGATGCGATGGAGCTCTTCACGGGGGAGATCGGCCAGATCCACGGCGTTCGGATGGTCAAGACGAGCGAGTTTGGCTGGGTCGTGGGCGTACGCGATGACGCCGATCTCACCGAAGGAACCGAAACGAGCGGTGACGACTCCTCGGCAGGCGCGACGGGCAATGTCGATGTCGGCACTCTGATGAAGCCCCGTCAATCGATCGCGGAGTTCAGTGGGGAAGCCAACTCGGCCGGGGCGGATACCTACTGGCAGGAGCAGACCTCCAGTTCGGGCGTCACCAACTCGACCGGTCCGCTGATCCCTTCGTTTGTGATGGGGATGAACAGTTTTGGGAGCTTACGGCTCGAGGGGATGAACCTCGACGTCGTGACGACCGATGGCGCCGACAAGGCGGATCCCACGAACCTGTTCTCGACCATCGGCTATACGGCCACCATAGCCCGGATCGTGCTTCAGGCACGCTGGTGCAAGGTCCTGCTCGGTGCGGTCGATAGTCAAGCTCTCTCGACTTACTTCACCGGATAATGCGATGCCGTTTTTTGTGTTCGAGTGCGAGCAACATGGATCTTTCGAAGACCTCTTGGACAAGGCGCCCCGCTTCGCGCCTTGTCCGGAGTGCGAGAGCCACTCGCCTCGCAACAGGGGCCGCGAGATCGCCCAGGTCCGTGTGCCGGGGGGTCGCTTGAGATCCGATTGTTACAAGGACGAGAAACGCTGCGCCACCAACGGCGATCTTGGATGGCTCCGAGGCTATCAGCGTCGAGGCCTCAGCCCACGAGAGGAGGTGAGAGAAGCCGAGCGGATCTTGAAGTCAAAACGACCGAACCTTGTGCGGACAACTCGCCTGTGAATGATCAGAAAAACGGTAAGACAATTCGTAATGGATCCGTGGTCATCTTTGCGATCTCTCTGGTCACTGGGATTGCGGCTCTCGGGGCCATCCACGCTCAGTTCATTGTGCCGTCCATGCTTTACGAGGCACGTGAAGTGATGATGGTCGAACTCGATCGCCACCGTCTCACGAGGCACCCGGATATGGTTTCGAAAGAGGAGTTCAAGATCATCCTCGATAGTTTGACCCGTTTAGAACAACGTCTAGAGAAAAAAAAGGAGTAACCTCATGCCAGCCGATCAAGGCATCTTGGACGCTGTATCGAACGTGAATACCAAAGTCGGCGGGGAAGCGCCCGCGACCACGCTCGATCTCGTTCAGAAGATTGCCGTCCAAAATTACCAGTCGATGTCTCAGCTCAATATGGCGGTGACATCGAAATGCGTGGAGCTTGTTTTAGCCGGCCAAGCCGAAGAGGCGGTGTCGATCCAGAAGACACTGACCGGCAACGATCTCGCGCAGCAACTTCAACAATTGCTAACCGCCTTGAACAGCGGACAGCAAGGGGTGAAGTCGGCGGGGAACACGCCGCCGGTGACGCCCTAATGGAAGACTTTGGCGCAATCCCATTTCGCCAGCCGGAACCCCTGCCGGACTTTGCGCCGGTGGGGGGGCCGGACTTTCGTTTGTTCTTGAGCGAGTCTTCCGAGGTCGGAAACGAGACGCCGCTCGAGTTCATGGTCGAGCCGTGGAGGCTCCTAGGAGAGCAGGTCGAGATGACCGAGATCAGTCCCGTCATGGAGGGAGTGATCGACGAGCTGTTCCAAGCTGTCTCGGGTGAGATCGCTCATCGGGGTTGGCCACCCACCGTGGGCGCGTTCCGGAGGCTTCTGGTTGAGATGGGGACGCATCTCTCGAATACCGATCTCATGGGACCTCTCGAGCAGCTCGTCGCTTTAAGGCACGTGGTGCCTTTGATGCGACTCACAGCAAAGGTAATGTGATGGTCTTTACGCGAAGCTTCTCGACCGGCAATGTCACCGTCGACCGGACGAGTCAACAGATCTGTGTCGGGGATTGTGAAGTGACGGGCGTCAAGCTGATCAATCAGTCGGCCTCAGGTGTGGTGCGTGCGCAGATCGAGGACGTGAATGGCAACGTCCTCGCGGATCTCGTCGCCAACAACCTGACTTTGTTCAACTCGATCAGCTTTCGCGATGACGAGGGACATGGGCTCGTCGTCGATGGCGGTTTGTTCTATTCCATCGATGTCACGTCCAATACGGCACGCTTCTTCGTTTACTACAAGGAGCCTGTCGGATGAGTCTTGGACGGATGGAAGTCGTCTCGTTCGGCCCTGGAGCAGGCGAGTCGCCGGCACTCACCTTGACCGATCAGGTCAAGGTCTACCTGGTCAAGTGCAACTCGTACGCGACTTCGGTGCAGGCCATCGAGATCGCGGAGACAGGAACGGGAGCGAAGATCCAAGTCGCCGCTGGATCGACCGCAGCCTTGCCGACCAACAATTGGGAGAACTCGGACGGCGTGTTCTTGAACGGCATGGTCGTGACGACGATCGGGACGAACCTGTCGGCGCAGATCTACTTCCGCCGCGAAAAGAGCGCTTGAGATGGGGGGCCCGATTTCAGGGGCCGAGCTGATCAATCGGCTCTCGCCTCAGCAGTGGTTCAATCAGTCTTACTGCAAGGACTTCAACGTCGGCCAGGTCGCGATGCTGGGGATGGACTCGGATAGCCCGACCTCCACGCTCCGCAAGATCGCCGTGAACCCATCGGGCCGGATCTACATCGCCAACCCCGGAGGCGGAGGGGGCTCGGAGTATGCCGAAGACAGCGCGCACTCAAGCGGTGATAGCGGCTCCTTCACGCTCACCGTGCGTCATGCGGCCGAGACGCCGATGACCGATGCGGATGGCGACTACGCGGCGCTTCTGACCGATCCGGTCGGACGCCTCAAGGTCAACCTCGGCAATACCACGACGACCGAGGAGAGCAGTAACGGCAAGATTGGTCTGGACGTCTACCTGCTGAATCCCGAGGACATCTCCGGAGGCAGCGGTGGAGGCGGTGTGTCCCACACCGACGATAGCGCCTTTACAGTCGGCACCGATGACGTCACGCCCATGGGAGCCATGTATGATGATACCTCGCCTCCAAACTTGTCGGATGAGCGGGACGTCGGCGTGCCACGGATGGCTCAGGAGCGTATCCTCTACACACACCTCTACGATGCGCCCAATGATCGCCAGGTGAGCTTCGTCACGCTCGATACCGATAGCGTTCCCTCGGCCAGCTCCCAGGTCGCTGTCCAGACAGGTTCCTTCACCTACGCCCTCGATTCCACCGGACCCAACTGGGACCGTGTCCATGGCGCCCCGCTCTCCGATGCCGACCTGCCCGCTACGAGCTTTGGTACCCTCTCGCTCTCGCCCATCTATGCCTGGGACGATGTCACGGGCGAGAGTGAACGTGTCACCTCACGTCTCTTGTCCGATCTCAACGTCGAACATTCCTCAGCCGACATGGCCGGCCGCGCTCTCGACACGATGAGCTACCTCATGGCCGAGGAGATCGAGGGAGACTCGTGGAGGGCGCTGAGACTCTCCCCACTGGACACGGACAACATTGCGGCCGCTTCCCTCGGATTGATCTCCGGCGCGTTCCTGTACGGCTACGATAGCTCCGGAGGCAATTGGGACCGGATCCACCAAACGAGCGGCCGGCTCCATGTCGCCCTCGAGGAGCCGATTGATGTGTCGGCAGCGACGGTGACGGTGTCGGGTACGATCTCGGTGGGCAATCAACCCACGGTCGATCAAGGCGATGCCGGCACCCATGCCGAGAGATGGATGGTGGGTTTGTCCAATGGCTCGAGTTTCATCTCACCCGCCACAGACCGCACCTTGGCTACGGCGCCTTTCGCCACCCGGCTCTCCAACGGGACGACGTTCATCTCGCCGGCCACCGACCGGATCACGGCCGCCGGCCCTTTCTCGGTGCGCTTGGCCAATGGGACCTCGTTCATCACCTCGGAAACGTTGGATGGCACCAAAGAAGTCGTCGATGTCAACGACGTCGTCCGGCTCAATCAAATCGAACTCACCGAGGTCGAAGGGATCTACGATGACGATCCTACCGAGCGACAAACCTCCTCCCAAGATGCCGCCCTCTTCCGCCGCCTCGAGATTGCTTACGCGGTGAGACGGACGGGGACCCCCACCAGTTTCAAGATCACCGTGACCACCTCGCCCGATGGCGCCGCCCACGACTTCCAACGCGATGATGGCTTCCTCGCTCGTTGGGAACATGAGGATCAGGAAATCACCGAACACACCTCGTCGGAGAACGAGTGGACCACGCGAGCCGTGGAGTTCCCCATCACCGGTCGCAACTTCAAGATCCGGATCTCTTGCACCGGCACGGATGCCTCGAATACCTTCGAGTTCGATGAGGTCTGGGCCACGCTCAAGAGTTAGCCATGGCCCACATCGTCCAGTTCACCCAGGAGCCACGCGCAGTCCACTCTCACAGCTACACCCCCAGCTCGGGCTCGATTCGCGACCTTGCTTTCGTGGGCCAGAGGTTTTGGTTCGAGCCGGACCAAGAAGAAGAGGGGACCCGCTTTGCCGTCCTCACCTCGGACGGTACGATCGATCTGATCCGCATCCGCGCTCAGACGGATGTGGTCAGGAGCTTCACGGGACCCGCGGCCGTGAACCAAGGATCGGGGATCGAGTTCGTCGGCAAGGACCGCTTCGTCTTCGCTTACCAATTGGCCCTGGCGACCGATGGTGCCATGGCCATTGTGAAGCTCACCCAGGCCTCGAGCTATCAATTGTTGGGCTCGGTCACGGTGCCGTTTGCCGGGTTCAAAGGAGCCACCTGGAACGGGCGGGATGGCTTCTTCCCCTTCAAGCGCAACCTCATCCCTCAGATCAACCGGGTGACCTGGAGGCGAGTGGGCGACTTGAGTCAGGCGCCCAAGAACCTGATCAACTCGGACGTTTCCTGGGGGCAAGCAGGAGCCGATGAGCTTCGAGGTATCACCTCTAACGGACGGGACTTCTGGGTGCTCTTCGATGAGGGAGGCACGCCCTTTCTCCAGCTCCAACGCGATAAAGGGCTTGTGGGAGCGGCCGCCGATTTCGGACAATTGTCCTCGACGGACATCTCGGCCTCTTTGTCGGGCGATGCTCGAGGTCTCACCTTCGATGGACGTCATATCTACGTAGGAGACGATGCATGAAGACATACCTGGTCGAAGCGATCTTGCCGCCCGTGCTGTTCATTGCAGCCGGGCTTTGCTTGTCACAAGCCTTGGCGCAAGAAGATCCTCAGGATCTCTCTGAGCCCAAGGTGGAGGTGCAGGAACCCAAGCAACCCTTGAAGAACTGCGTGAACCCCTGTGCTCATTGCCGTGCTTGGACCGTCTTGATCCCTGAGCAAAGCAAAGCCATCTTGAAAACCGTTCACGCCTTGCATTCAGGAATCGATGATCGCATTCGTCAGCTCGAGAAGCGCGTGAAGCGGCTCGAGGAAAAAGTGTTTGATGGAGGTGAGTGATGCCCGCTTCGAAGAAAACGATCCGGGTCTACCGAGTGATCAAGCTCGACTTTGCCGCCGCGCTGGCAAACTTTCTCCAGAATCAATTTCCTGGAGAGACGATTCGAGCGAACGAGATCGATGCCTCGGTTCCGATCCAGGTCGATCCCAATGACTCTTCCCTGATCAAGGTGCAGCTCAAGGAAGAAGACATCTGATGACCGCCCGGATGAAGAGCGAGATCGAGGATGATGCCCTCAAGGAGTGGGGTTTCACCTTGGGGCAATCGAGCCGGCTCGACCGCCAAGCCGAGTTGGCCTTTCGTAAGGGCCTCCGGAAATACTCGAAGGTTCCCTTTCAGTGGAACTACGTTTCTCAGGAGTCCTTCTCGCTCACTCAGGGCGTCGCCACGCTGACCTTGCCCAAGTATGTGGGTTTGATCTCCAACCATGAGCATGTCCGGCTGAAGCAAGGCTCGGAAACGTTTCCGGGTCTGCTGCAATGGAAGGATCCGGTCGACTTCGACATCTCGGTCTCGGACGGGACACAGCAAGGAAGGCCGAGCTTAGTCACGAACGCCGAGTTCACCGAGCAGCGGATCATTCGGCTCTGGAAAGTGCCGGATGACACGAACTACTCCATCCTGGTGAGCTATCACCGGAATCTGGAGTTCACCTCGGCAGGCAGCGACATCGAAGACTCCGACACGGTGGTGGCGCCGGAGGAGTTCGAGGAGCTTCTCGTCGTCTACATCAAGAGCCGGCTCGCGCCGATCTTGTTGGGCGAGCAAGACCCTGAGAACGTGGCGATCCAGAGGCGGCTGAGGAGTGAGAAGTCCGATCTCATGGATCTCTTGCCGGCGGTCGATCCGAAGATCTCCGTGAAGCCTCCTGCGCGTACACGAAGGATGACGGAGGGTGTTTGATGCCGCTGGTACCGGTGCGATACAACGACTTCTCGGGAGGGGTCAACGAGTCGAACGAACCCGAGCGCATTGGCCGCAATCAGCTCGAGGAGTCTTTGGACAACGATTTGATTTTTGGAAGGATCGATCGACGGTTGGGATGGAAACCTCTTCATGGGGCGGTCGATCCTTTCTTTCCTTCCACGCGCCATAGCCATCTCGTCATCGCCTCGGCCATGGGAAGTGGGATCACGGCGACTGAGTGGACGATCCAGTTCATGGTCGTCTTTGAGCGCATCCGTTCCGAGACGGGCTCGAACCGAAAGAAGTACGCCCTCCTCTCCAAGCAGTTCTCGGACGGGGCCGCTTCGCCGACTTTCTATTTCGCCCACTACCTCTATTGGATCGATGCCTCCGACTCCGGAGGCGGAGGCCTTTACTGGGTCAACCACGAGAACAATTCGCCGACCTTCAGCAAGAACTCGGTGCAGGTCGCCTCTCAATCGGATCTCCCCGCTGAGGGGGTTCCGGTCATGATCACCTTGCGCAAGGTGATCAACGCCTCGGATCGGGATCTCGAGTGCTATCTCGATGACACACTGACAGGCACGGCTTCGAGTATCGGCACGGATAGCTTGGATGATATCACCGATTACCTCGGGGCGTGGGAGCTTGGTTGGTCGGAATTGGACTTTGGCCAGAATCCCATGGGCGAAGGAGGTTTTAGTCTCGATGAGACCGGCGCCTTGACGTTTGGCGAGTTTCGCCTGTGGGATTCAGCCATCACGGTCGCGGATTTCTCGGACTTCCACGATCACGAGCTGCCCGAAACGGAAAGGGGCGACTCGCTTCAATTCCACATCCCCATGGACTCGCCGGCGGAAGGTATCTATCCGCCTGTGCTGGGAGCCTACAACGCGATCCACCCGGTGACGTTGCCTCATCTCGTGGCCGGCGGCCACTTCCCTTGCGGCTTCCTGATCGGTGGCTTCGGGGCGCGCCTCGAACTCGATGCGGATCCGGACTACGTCAAAGAGCTGGACCATGGCGAGACGGCCATCTCATCCGATGCGAGTGCGGCTAGTTTCTTCTTCTCGTTCTCTGGGATCGCTTACGGTGTCTTGCCTCTGGTCGCCGTGCCCAAAGGCACCGCACCCAACGACATCTTCTTCGACATCTTCCTCTTCGGCACCGGAGGTGGCTCCGACCTCCACATTCGAATCCGATGGATTGATGCCGGGGGAACCGTGCAGTCGGAAACCTCGACGCTCAGCGTGATCCCTGGGATCCCGTTCACGGTTTCAGTCCATTGGGACAACGTGGATGACGAGCTGGAGTATGTCGTCACTCAATCCTCGACGACGATGCGTGAAGTGGTGTCTCCCTCGCCCGGCATTCATCCGGACTCTTCGTCTTCGCCCGCGGGTCTCGAGGATCGGCCCGTGTTTCGCTTCGGGGCTCAGATGCGTGCCGAGAACGCCACGACGATTGCGACGGGTCTCGGGATCCTGGACCGGATCTTGATCCGCATCGGCGATCATCTCGAACTGTTCGATCACGAGGGCAAGGATGAGCGTACTTTGCATGTCGGCGATGACGAGTGGCACGCGCTCGATGTGATCGTCCAGCCTCCCGAGGGCTGGGCCATGGACATCGTGGCCCCGAGGGCGGTCACGATCGACAAGGGCCGTGATCCCGACATCGATCGAGGCGAGACCTCGAACTTCCTTCGTGCCAGGTGGAACCCCATCTCGTCCACCTACGCGGGTCCTTACCGGATTGCGACTTCGAGTGTGGCGTTTCGTTCCTTCGATCCGCCGCCGGTGCTTTGGACCGGATCGCTCCGACTCCGCTCGGCGCCCCAAACATCGGAACTCTCCTTGCTCATCATCCCCGGTGGGATCTACTCGATCGCGTCCGGCGGGGCCCTCACCGTCGTCGGACGCGATCTCCCTTTGCCGTCAAACACGAATGCTCACGTATTCCTGGCCCTCGGCTTCTTAGCCGTTCAAGGAGTCCGCAACTCCAATCTGTTCCTCTTCGATGGCAAGCAGGTCTTTCCGGCAGTTCCCTCGCCTCCTCGCACGGTCACGTTCACGCCCTCGGCTTCTGGCTCTGCGTTGGCCGATGGTACCTACTCCTACTACGTGTCCTTCTACAACGGCTCCTCGGGTCAGGAGAGCCCTTTGTTCGAGCGGATCGCCCTGACGCTCTCAGGAGGACCCAACGAAGTCGTGATCGCTTGGGTGCCCTCGGAGGCCGATGATGGCACGAGCCTGGTCCGGATTTACCGGACCTCGATCGATGACGAGTTTGGCGCCTCGAACCTCATCGCCCAGGTTCCTGTCGATGATGGCTCCTACACGGATGGTCAGGCGACGATCCAGGCCGATGACCTGCAGAACTTCTTCCTGCAAGCGTCGGTCGGTGGCTACTCGGCTGCCTACTTCGATGGGCGGTTCTGGTTCTCGGATCCTCTGGCTCCCGAGATCTTGTATTTCTCTCCGGTCTTGCGCGCGGACCGGATTGAAGGCAGGCGGATCGCTCCAGCTCCGGTCCGTCGGCTCCTCGGCTCGAAGAACTCCCTGTTCGCTCAGTCCGAGGGCGGCCTCTTCTTGGTCCGAGGTTCCTCGCCTCAGAACTACTCCCTCACGGATCTGCACCGCAACGCACTACCTGTCTCCAACGAAGGCACGCCGCCCATCCTCGAGCACCCGTCGGGGTTTCTCATGTACTGGTCGACGCGAGGCATCTTGCAGGAGGTGATCGAAGACCGACGGCTTATCTCGATCCCGGTCGAGCAAACGATCGATGGATTCGATATGGAGAAAGCCCACTTGTTCACGGTGGGCCGAGATCCCAAACATTTATGCGCTTACTTCACGGCGGTCACGTCGGGCTCCGACGAGCCGGATCGCATGCTGATCTTCGCCCTGTCTCGCGGCGAGCAAGAGCAGGCCCTCTGGCAAGTGTGGCGCGTCAACGTGCGCTTCATCGGCGAGCTCGAGCTCAACGACAAGTCTCAGACCGTATTCGTGATCGACGGCTATGTCTCGACGTTCGAGAACGATTTCGATGGCTGGGATGACAGCGCCCGCCAGAGTTTCGAAATCGATGTCACGGCTTCCAATGAAGATCAACTGACGTTGCCGTCCTCGGACGCCGTGTTCATGGACGATGAGCTGAACTCCCGCCGACTCTACCGAGACTCCACGGGGGAAACGGTTCGAGTCGCTTACAACGTTGGCAACGTGATTTACCTGGCTGACTCGCTTGGAACCTCGATCAGCTCGAGCGCCGGAGAGACGTTCCAGATTGGCCGGATCGAAGGCACCGGCAAACTCCGCGAAGAGTTCCCCGCTGACACCAACTACGCCATGTCCTCCTTCCTCTCCGCACGAGGTTCGGGAGGGAAGCTCAACCTGACGATGACGTCCGATAGCGCCTCGGAGTCCGACGAGCTCGATCTGGCCACCGAGGACGATCGCAAGATGCCCACCTTGCTCGCAGCTCGAGGTCACCAGATTTCGTTTGCCATGACCGACAAGGTCTCGATCGACGAGGTCGTCTCTTTCTTCAGACCGTTGAAGCTCCAGCCATGACCGGACGCGACACCTTCTCCAAGTCGGACCTTCACTTGCGCACCGCCGATCTCGATCGCCAGGTGCGCGTGGGTGATGGTGAGACCTTCGATGCGTTCGGTGTCGGCAGGGGCAACTTCTTCGCCACCGTCGAGTTCGAAGTCGAGGCCCAGAGCTCGGAGCTCGAAGTCAAGATCCGTCATTCCTTGGGCCGGACTCCGGTCTGTGTGGTCCAGTGTATTCCGGATCGCTACAATTCAGCGGCGACCCCCACAGCAACGGAAGTCGTTGCCAGGACCAATGGCGTCGCAGATGGAGAAGCACGGTGGAACGAGAAAGAGATCGTGGTCTATGTGAGCAACGAGAGAACAACCGGCCGGCAGAAGATCCGCCTGCTTCTCGTCTGAGTCCTGACGAAGTCGTGGTGTGGACCTTGCCATCAGTTCCCGAACGCAACGTGATCCACCAAGCTTACCTTTCGTGGCTCACGGGCATTCCTCGCCATGAATGCCACGGTGAACCCGAAGAGTCCAAGGCGATCGTCCTCTCGATCCGGCATGGCCCTTCTCGGGGTTTTCATGGCGGGATCCTTTTGGACGGAGAGGGGGTGGGTTTTGCTCGGATCCGCTTTCTGTATTTGAAGTCTGCTCAACCATTTGTCGTGATGGCCGAGGTCGCTCGCCAGGTCTTTCTTATTGGACGCCAGCTCGGGATCCAAAAGTTTACAGGGCAAACTTCGGTGTCTATGATGAGATACTGGCGTCGAATGGGATTTCGCCAAGTATCGATCCGTTACGAGATTGAACACGTGGTGGAGTACTCTCATGGGCGAATTAGCTATCGCAGCCGGCATCTCGGCCATTGTGGGGGCGGGAACGACCGCGATCACGTCTGAGCAGCAGCGACGTGCCGGAAGGGAAGCGCAGCGCTTTTCTCAATTCCAGGCCGCTGCCACGTTCGGGCAGATCAAGAACGCCCGCAACCGAGACATCCTGGCGCTGAGGCGCTCACCAGGATTCCAGGCGTTCGGGACGAGCTTGCTCTCTCAGTTCACGAACCTCAATGAACAGCAAGCGTCCAGCCTCCTGCAGTCGAGAGCCGCCTCAGCCGATCCGTTCACGGAGACGCAGACGCCTCAGCCGAGCGGACCCTTCCAAGGCTTTGGCTCGAGGCAGGATCAGTCGCGAGCGATTAACCTCGAGAGCGAACTCTCCCAGCTTCGCCAGGGAGGTCTCTCGGTCGGGGAAGCCGAACGGACCCGCGACATCTTGAACGAACTCCAGACCTTGAGGTCGCAGGCCGGGCTGGCCCCTACGGGTTCGGGCGCGATCAATCCGTTCGAGGCGGCGGGCATCTCGGGGCCTGTGACCCTCCAGAACACGGACATCATTTCGCGCGAACTGCTCGAGTCGATCCGCTCCCAAGAACAGCAACAAGTGGCCGGGCTCATCACGCAGAACAACCTGGCCGCCTCCCAGGCCGAAGCCTCTCGAGGTTTCACAGGAGCGATTGGCGGCCAAGCCCTCAACCAGGCGACCCAGCAGCAGCTCTTCTCCGGGGTCGCAGCGAGATCCTCCGCGAGAGAGCTTCAGGCCGCCCAGGCCAATCGCGCCGGTCTCCTCGACATCTTTTCCCTGTTCGAAGAGTTCGCGGCCGCTGAGGCCGGTAGCTTTACGTAAAGGACCCAGCCATGGCACTGCCACGTCAAGAGTCTCTCGTGCCTGGTATCCTTGGTGTGTCCCAGATTGCGCAGCAAGGATTCCAGGCCAACTTGCAAGCCCAGCTTGCCTCCGCCCAAAACTTGCAGCAGGGGATCCAGTCGGCGACCCAGCTCCTCGTCTCGGGTCTCGGTGATCAAGCTCAGATTGACGCCCAGCAACAACAGCTCACGCAAGAAGCAGAGCGCTTAGATATCTTGCGCCAAGAGGTCGGTGTGCGCGACAAGCTGGCCGAGATCCAGCAAACTCTTTCGGCGGTGCAAGTCCCGCTCATTACGGCGCAGACCCAACAGCTTCGCCAAGAGATTGAGCAAGCGGCCAAGATCGCTCCCTTCGAGCTGAACCAAGAAGAGTTCGAACAGAAGATTCGCGAGATCGAGCTCTCAGGTGCCTCGGAGCTGAAACGCCTCCAGATCTTGGCACGTGAGGCCGAACTCCAAGGCAACACGGCCCTCGCCGAGATTCAGCGCGCCAAAGCCGGACAGATCGACGAGCAACTCAAAGGCGCCCGTGAGCTGCTGCAATCGCAGATTCGAGGCCTCGACATCGAGAGCCAGATCCGTGAAGCTCGGTCGGAATCTGAGAGGGAGCGCCTCGAGGCAGACCTCGAAGCCACCAAGGCAGGCACGGAAGGTACGCGCGTTCGAACCGAGGCCATCCGTTCGGAGACCGCGAGACTCGAAGGCCGTGAAGGTGTCGAGCGAGACATCCTGGGTGTTCAAGCTATGGCGGCCAAGATGGCGTTTTCTCAGCAACTCATCGAGAACCTACCGAGAGCAGTCCTCCAGTCCATCGGGTTTCCCAAACTGGCAGCGTTCCAAAGTGAAGTCGAACGCAAGAAGTTTGCCGACGGTATGAAGCAGCTCGTCTTCTCGCTCGCCGCCGGGGAAGGAAGAACGCCTCGGAAGGTCCAAGAGGCGGCGATGGCCGCGCTCTTTGGTGATCCGAACAAGGGAGAGCAAGGGCTCCTCCAGATGAAGCCAGGCGAGACGCTTGAGTTCATCTTGCAAGATACGATCCCTCGCATCCGCCTCGAGCTTCGGGATGCGGGTGAGCTCGAGATCTTCGGTTTGCAGCTCGACGCGGGTTTCCAGATGCTGCGTCTTCTCGGGCAAACGCAAGGCGTCGATAACATCACCGCCTTAAAGGAAGAATTTCGCAAGATCATGGAGGGGGAGAACGAACAACTCCAAAATAATTTGGGCGAGGACCTGAGCGCCTTAATTGGGACGTTCGGTTTCAATATGGCGACGACCATATTGGCTCAAGCGGGGCAAAACGAAGGTGCCTTTGGTGGACGCTCCTTGCGCGACATCTTGGCAGCGGCACGCGGCGAAGCCACCGGAGGTCCGGCCGACATCTTTGGCCGTTTCGACCAAGATCTCGACGCGGCTATTCTCGCAGCTCTCGGTCAAGGAGAACCGGAGCCCTCGCTTCCCTCGCCGGGCGAGGAACCACCGAAACCTTCGGGACCGACGCAGCAAGATGTGTTGCGAGGTCTTGCGGAGGCGACGGATGAAGAAATCCGCCGTGTGTTCCCTCAAGACAATCCTCGAGACATCCGACGTTTGGCACGTCAGATCGAAGGCAACGTCAACGAAGGTCTTCAATCTGCCACGCAGAAGGAGCTTCGACGCCGTGAGAGAGAAAACCGCTGATGGCCGATGACCCGAGTGCGCTTATCCTGAACAACCCGGTGGGTCGCATCTTCCAGGCGATCGATCAGAGAGCCTTGAATTTATCTCAAGCCCTCGAGCTGTCTCCGGAAGGGCGCCAGCAGCTCCCTCGGCTGAGGCGCCGTGTCGATTTGCTGAAAGCCAAGGCGGGGCTGGCCACCGCGTTTCAGCAGATCGACTCCGATCCCAACGCGAAACAACGGGCAGCCGGCTTGATCCCGCAGACGATCGACAACGCCGAAGATCTCTTGCTGTTCCTCGCCTTCCGCACGCGCCGGCGCTTGGTCGGTCGCCAGTTCCAAGCCTTCACCGATCTCGAGAGACCGAAGGGCCCGAAGGCGCAGCTCGTGAATGAGATCATGTCGATCGGGCGCGGCATGGGGGTCGCGGACCGAGGCTCTCTGCGCAAGCTCGGGCTTGATGTTCTGAGCGCGATTACGTTTAATCGAGCCGAAGAGGTTCCGCTCCCACTGCGCGATCAGTTCAACCAAACCAGGGCCCGTCTGGCCGGGCTTGCCTTCGAGGAGGAGCACCCTGTCCTGGCAGGGATCACCTCGCCTCTGATCGGAGCCCAGCAACAGATCGTCAACTTCGGTGAGGGCCTTGCCGATCTCGTGGCCAGTTTCATCGGGCAGGACATTCCCGATGGAACGTTCAACGACGCGATCGCTTCTTTCACCACAGCGCTCAATCCTTTCGCCCCCGAAGACGAGGAACTCCGCTCGCTCGCCGCCCTGGGATCCCAGAGGATCGGGGTCGACGAACGATCGGCAGGGGGCGTGCAGATCGCCAAGGGGATCGGTGACCTGACGGGGATCGTGTTGACGTTCAAGGGTGCGCTGCGTGGGGGCAAGAGTCCTTCGCTGGTCAACAAGCTCTTCGGTCTGGAGAAGACCGCTCAGGCATCGCTGGCGACTCAGTTCACGCGTGCCCAGAAGGTGAACCAATGGCTCCGGCATGCGGGCGCCAATTTCACGGTGGGCTTCCTGATGGGCCAAGGACGGGTGCGAGGGCTCGAAGAGGGACTCAGCACCAAGTTTGCCGAGAAGTTCAAGCAGGGGGCGCTGGAGGGCGTCACCGTGGTCGGGCTCGGAGCCTTGGGTGGGCTCGGTCGCAAGGGGGTCGACAAAGCGCTGGGTCGATGGGCCGAGGAAACGGGCGGTCGGTTCGCGGCTTTCAAGTTCCTCGAGTCGGTGGCCGAGACGGCACCCTGGGCGTTCGCGGATCCAGCGATCCAAGATGACTTCATCCAGGGGCGCTGGAAAGAGATGGGGATCAAGATCCTGCCGATGCTCACGGTGTTCGGTGGGATGAACATGCGCGGGGCATTTGGCTCCGAGCGTCGCAGGCGCTCGGATCTCCGCGAGATCGACCAGCTCCTCAAGGGCGGGTACGACAAACAAGAGCGCGAGCTGACCGACGCGGTCATGCAATCGGTCGCCTCGAGGGCCAAGGACGTCGAGCTCACGGATCGCACCTTCCGGCTCATGCTCTTCCAGCGAGCCCTCGAGGTCGAGTCGGGAGTCGACAAGAACCTAGGCGATTCGATCAAGCGGTTCGCCAAGTCCTCAGGGCTCGGCATCCGAGAGACCGACTTCGACCGAGCGGATCTGCTGATCCTCAACGACCTCGAGCAGGCCATGCAGTTCACGTTTGATAAAGCGATCCGCATCGACCAGCTCCGAGGCGAGACTCCGTTCGAGAAGTCAGTCGCCGAATTCACCGAGTACGGCCGCCACCTGGCTCGCCAGCAGGGACGCCATGCAGAGTCCTTCGAGACGTTCCTTCTCGAGGCGCTCCGCACCGCCGTGCAGAACCGAGACGCACGGGTGAGTGGTGATACGGGAGCGCGTATCACGGAGCTTCGCAAGCAGACCCGAGCTCGCTCCGACAAGCTCAAGGGGCAGCGGTTTCCGGCCACCGAGAAGATCCTCGAGCAATTGGGCGCCGATCGGAAAGACATCGATCTGTTGGAGTTCAACGATCTCGAGCGCCTCGATGCCGTGCAGCGGTGGGTCTTGGACAACGACAAGGTCAAGTCCACCGACATCACCGATCCAAGGACGCGCGAGCTCGTGGCCATGGGGCGGACCTTTCGCGCCTTTGGGAATGAGCTGGGGATCGAGGTACCTTCCATCGAGGTCGAGCTAGCGGTGCGTTCCAGCTTCAAGCCGCTCGCGAAGATGCGATCCTCGACGGCCAAGGATTCAATCGAATATCTGATCAACGTCATGGTCCCTCGGCTTGAGAAGCAAAACCTCATCGATCCCTTTCTCGAAAAGATCGAACGGATGGAGCCCTCCAAGGCAAGGCCCTCCTTGCGCCAAGACAAGCTCGATATCCGCAATCAGATCTTGGCCAAGCTCGAGACGTTGCCTCGAGACATGAGCGATGCCGAGGCGGTGATGGAGATGTTCCAGCAAACAAGCGGTGAGAGCGATGGCCGACAGCCGGCCGCGAGGGAGCCTTTGAGCGAGAGCCAGGTCGACAAGGTGTTGCTCTGGATGAGCCAGCGGATGAACAGCTTCGAGTTCGAGCGCGAGCTTTCAGCTTTTGGTCCGGAGAATCCCATGACACGGGGCGATGCACTTCGTATCCTGGACGGCTTCATGGGACGGCGAGCTCCTCGCAACCTCGATGACCTCAGCTCGGAGCAGTCGAGAGCCTTACGGTTGGTCGTCGAAGCAATCAACCGCCAACCTTCCCAGGTGGATTCCGATTTTGGTCTCGCCGTCCTCTCCCAACTTCGCGACCATCTCCCGCCCACACCTGAGATCCGCCGGCGTCTCCAGTCCTTCTCCCAGAAAGGCACTGCTGGAGACCGAGCTCGCCATCTGTTACGTGAGCTCGCCATCAACGCCTTCACGATGCCGGTGACGGATTTGCGCCGGTCGGCTCATGGGCAGTCTTCACGGGATCTCATCCCCCCGCGTGAACGTGCCCTGGCCGACCGGCTCTTTCTGATGGAGCTGGCTCGAGCAGCGACCCGAGACGGGGCCGAAGCCTTGAGTCGCAAGGATGCGATCGCCATCGAGTTCTTCGGGCGCAACATGGGGATCGAACTCTCGGGCAGGGATCTGGCCGGTCGAAGCCTCGATCGGATCGAAGGTCTCGTTGCGGATCGCGTTGGGGCACGCGAGGTGAGAGAGGCTCAGCTCCAGCGGCAAGCCGAGCCGAGTGTGGAAGCGGAGCCGGAAGTGCGCACCTTTGCGCGGGATGTGCTGGAGGCGCTTGGGGACGTCTCCGAGACAGGGCGATCCGGCTCGGACAAGGTGTTCATCTCCGAAGCCTTCGAGGTCTTCAAGAATCGCAACCCGCAGAGCCGTATGAAGCTCGAGCAGTTCAAACAGAAACTGGTCGAAGCCAACCAGGCGGGCGAGCTGTCTTTGGCTCGAGCTGATTTCGTCGAGGGCATGAACCCCGATCTCGTGCGCGAGTCCGAGGTTGCCTTGGTGCCCGGGTCGAAGACCGCCGTGGCCAACTTCATCCGGGTGACGGAGCCGCCGCCTCGTGAGCGCGTCGCCGAAGAGACGCTCTTCCCCGAGCCGACCGGTGCGCCTCGCGAAACGCTCGCTCGTACCAAGAGCGAGATTAAAGAAGACGGCGAGACGATCGGCAAACTGATCGAGCGCTCAGAAACTTCCGAGGGGAACATCCTCGAGAACCTGTCGACGTTGCGCGAGGCGGGTGAGATCGAGTTGTTTCAGCGTTCGGGTAAGGCGCAGCGCTTCGAGATCGACGGGGAGCTCTTCACGCACGTGAGGCGCATCGAGCCTGTGGATCGCCGTGGAACGTTTGCCGGTTTCGAGTCGGCCGAGCTCGGACAGGTCGCCTCGGCTCTGGCCAAGGGCGGCCGGTTAACGGTCTCTGAGCTCGACTTGCTTCGGCGCGTGGGTGAGGCCGCTGGACTCAAGCTGAGTGCCGCCGATCTGCGTCAGCCTCAGCAGGTCGAGCGCTTGCGGGGCATCTTCGCTCGGGACCCTCAAGCCTTGGCTCTTTCCGGAGGCGAGCGAGCCGAGCCCCTCGAGACACGAGCGAAGAAGATCGCCAAGACCTACCAAGCTCAGCTCGGTATCGACCTCTCGACTGAGACCGCGCATGGGGCGGTCAAGGAAAGAGCCTTCCGGTTCCTCGACATCTTTACGGGCAAAGTCCGAGAGACCATCGAGGAGTCGTTCGAGACCGGCGAGCGACTGCGCAAGAGCAACGCCACTCCAATCGATGACCTCGTGGGTCTGAGCGATCAGGCTGTGCGGGACGTCATCAACGAAGCGGGCCCGAACAAGATCGATCCTCGCATTCCGCTCCCCACGGTCGAGGATGCAAGGATCGTCGATCGCTCGCTCGAGGCGCACGCGCCCCTTGAGAGGCAGCTCAAGGATCTGAGGTACTTGCTGGCTCAGCAAGAGATGATCGAGAATCAACGAGGTCGCCTGGAGGAAGAGGGGACCAACGTTGTCGAGGTGTACCGCGAACTCGTCGCCGAACGAGCACGAGCTATCAACGACCAACTCGGCAAGGTCAACACTGAGCTGCTGAGAAGAACTGTCCGCCTTTCCGAGAACCTTTCCGAACGGGGCGCCCGTGAGCGACGAGACGTTTTGTTCCATGAGGCAGACTCTCATGACGGAACGCGTGTACTCGGAGCTGACCGCCGCCGCTTACTGTTCGATGATGTCGGTAGCTTTGCTCTGGCCTCGGCTTCCGGCGAGGGATTTAAGCTGGTCCCAACAACCGTTGTGGTGGAAGGACGTCCCAAGGTGTTTTGGGATATCCGCAATGCCGATGGTTGGGGCTTTCGCATCGAGGACCCGGGTCTCATACGAGCCGAGTGGGCAAGAGCCCAGTTCGAGCAAGGACGCGCCCACGTCTTTGAAATCTCTGAAGGATGGTTCCGACACCAGTTCGAAAACCTGAAGCTCGAGACGAAGCAGCGCTATGACGTTCGCCGGCGCACCTTGCCCAAGTCCTTCGAGGACATCGGCTGCGGGTGCGTGAACACGTGGCAACAAAAGGATCGGTCCTTCTTCGAGATCGCGAAGAAGATCTTCTCGCCGGCCTTCAAGCTGTATGCCGGGTTCTTCGACAACATGGTCGACATCTACTCGAAAACGCTCGATGCGACCAAGCTGTCAGCGGTCGAGAAGCGCATCTTTCAGCGACCGATCTTTCGCCACTTCTGGATGGGAGCCCAGAACCAAAGAGAGTACTGGACAGCCGCCGGGAAGGTGACTCGCGGCGGGTTCAAGAATGACTTGGGTGCGGGCGGCGCTCTCGATCCCGTTCAGAACTTTGGCTCTCGGATCTTTGACGTACTGACCGGCGCCCGGAAGCTCAGAGACCGCCGAACGGAGAACCTCTTGCAGGAGCTCTATCATCCTGTACGCGGGGTGCTCGCAGGCATCAAGGCGGGATCTCTGGTCGACCGGGTGCTTTATGCCTTGGGCGAGATGGACACGCTCACGGCTTCCCAGTGGCTCAGCCGGATCGGAGACAAGAACCTTGAGAGCCGTTACCTCCGGCTCAAGGTCGTCAACGAGAAGCTGCGCCAAGATTTGGGCCGAGAGCTCCAAGCCCGCTTCGATCGCGGTGAGATCTCGGAGCAGGTCGCGAAAAAGATCGGGCTGGCCGAGACTCAACCCTTCGGCATGATCGAAGGCTGGATGCCACGCCTGCTCAAGGCGCTCCCAAAGCATGTGGCGCTCGAGGTCTTCGGTCCCGAGGTCATCGAGATGACCAAGGAGATGAGCCCGGCGAGATGGAAGTCCCGGGTCTGGCAGCCGTCCGATGTCCTGAAGTCGGCCACGCCGGATCAAGCCTTCCGGCGCAAGGTCAAGGACGGCGAACACTACATCCGCTCCGCCGTCGCTGCCTATCATGTGATCATCCCCAGGATGTATCATTGGATGTTTACTTCACAAGCGCGCAGTGCCATCATCCCCAACTATGATGGTCCGTTGGGAGGCGCGAGGAACTTCCTGCAAGGTCGCACCATGGCCGACGTGACCGATGTGTCACACGGCGACCTGCTGTATAAGCCCAACCCGGCTCAGGCCAAGAAAGGCCTCGTCGAGAATGAGTCCCACCTCGTCATCGCGAACAACGTCAACGACCGGACCATCGTCGCGACCGAGCTCTCGGCCGGCAGGCCCGTCGGTAACGAAGTCACGATCGCTTATGAGCGCCTCATGAAAGACTTCGGCGTCCGCAAGGTCGGGATCCGTGAGTTCGGGCAGCCGGCCGAGAAACTGGGTCAGCTTTCAGCGGGTAGCCGTCTTCTCGTCTCCAAGATTCCACAACAGCTCAACCGGGTCGAGGCGCTCGAGCGATGGATGAAGGACATCTTCTCGTTCGAAGAAGCCACCCGGTTCCAGAAGATCTCGGAGGCGATCTCGGGTGCCCAGTACCACCTGCTCCTGGGGCTCATGTCACCGCAAGCAGCGATGACCAACCTGACCCAGCTGCTCTTCACCGTCTTTCGAGCGGGCCCCACCGCCAGCCTTAAGGGCATCAACGCAATGCTCACGAACCGAGCCATTGCTCTGCCCGATGGATCGAAGGTCAAGGCCTTCGATCTGATGCGCGCACACGGCGCCGCTTTCGACACCGCCTTCCAGCGGCTGGTGAAGAAGATGTCGCCCGAAGAGCTGGCTGGCGTGGCCGAGGGCGCCGAAGCACGCACCCTCGAGACACGAGGCGACCGGAACCTCAAAGACCTGTCGTTCGTGCTCTTCGATACCAGCGAGAAGTTTGTCCGAGGGGCCACCTGGCTCACGGGCTTTCAGCAAGCGGTCGAGAACGGCATGGTCGTGCAAGATGCCGTGCGTTATGCGCGCCAGCTCGAAGCTCAGACCATGTTCCAGTACGACCGGGCCTACTCACCCCGCTTCCTTCGCAACCGCAAGCTCTCCTTCGCGACCACGCTGACGACGTTCACTCACCGAGCGATCTCGGAAGGCGTGCAGTCGTTTGCCTCGATCCGCAACCTCGAGCCTTCGAAGCGCTTCGAGTTCGCCAAGAGTTACATCACCGGCATGCTCGGCGTTGCGGCCGCCAGCTACTTCGCTGAGGAGCTCTCCGAGTTCCTCCTCGGCAAGGCCGTCTCGATCTCCAGCCTCACGGGAACTCGGGTCCAGAACATCCCGCTCTTCGGCTCCATGATCGACACCGGACTGCTCGAGGCAGGGATTCCCGACAAGCTGCCTGAGCCGCTCGCTGCGGCGTTTCGAGGACGTGTGATCCCTGGGATCCCTTCCGCCGGCATCGGGCCCTCACCTGCCGTCGAGCTCCTCGTCGATTACTTCGGGGCACTGAGAGACTGGGTCGAGAAGAAAGACCCGTCGACCTTCAAAGAGGTCACCCGGCGTCGCCGCACCCTGATCACCGGCAGGATGCCCAGGATGCTCCTGGAGCTCATGCAGATCGGCGAGTGGTACTTGGCCCAAGACCGGGAGGATCAAGCCGCAGACGTCTTCTCCGTGGCCCAGGGGCCCGTCCAAAAGCTCGCCCAAGAATCGGCCGGTCTGATCGACCACATCGGTCCCGCCAAGAACGATCCGATCACCGGGCTGCCTCCCGAGAAACCGCTGGCTCGCTTCCTCGATGGCCGTCAGCGCCAAACGTTCGGAGCCGCCGAGATGCTGGTCGACCTCCTCTTCCCGGGATCCCTGCCGCAGATCGATGAGGTCTGGGATTTCGGCCGGAGGGTGCGCCTCGAGTCCGATCGTCTCCAGACCCTGCGCGATCAGGGGTTCAGGCTGTTCCAGGAGTACCTGAACACGGGAGACCACAAGCGCTACCGCCAGTTCGAGGCGTGGGCGGGTAACAACGCACGCAAGATGGGCTGGCGCACCGGGCGAGACGTCGAGAACTTTCTGATGGCTCGTATCGAGACCAACTTCCAGTCCCCAACCGTACGCCAGCTCAACCAACTTAACCTGTCCTCCCAGATCCGGATCCTCAAAAGCCCGGAAGGCCTAACCTTCCTTCAAGGTCGTCCGCAGGAAGCGGCGGCCGTGCTGTTTGGGATCGCTCAAACGGAGGCGGAGTTGACGGAGCGGGTGCGGAAGGGGGATCTGGATGCGGCCGAGGCTCGGGATTGGGTGAATCTGGTGAGTCAACTGGGCGCGGTCCTTCAGGCCCGAGCGCAGCAGGCATCCCAGGTTCGGTGAAACAATCCTGCTTCAAGCCTTTCGATTGCTCGATGAACCTCGAACAATCCTCGCAGTCACCGATGTGCAGCAGGACGTCGACCTTATGGGTCTTGCCCACGACCATGCCGATCATGCCCTTGATGGCCCACTTGCGTGCTTCAGTGCAATACATACTTGCCTCCTAAAGAAAGAGCCGAGGTCTTGCGGACACTCGGCTCTCACTGCACGATAGTACAACCGCTTCTCACTCTACACGGTATCGCCGAGATCCGCAAGGGTACTTTTGTTCTTGTGTTGAGGGTACAGTGTAGCTATACTATCGCCTATGCGCAACACGAAGTCGATACTTAAACAGCAAGCTAGCAAGATCTTTGACGATCCACTCCTGTTCCACCTCGAGGTGTGGCCCGAGGTGGCCTTCGAGACGGGAAGCAAAATTGTCACGGGGATCCGAGGCAAGGACATCGAATGGGCGTACCTGCCCTCGAAGACCCCGATCGGTCAGCTCGCTGCCTCTCGAGTCGCCAAGGAACTTCGGGAGCGCTTGGAGATCCTGGAGATCTCGATCGAATCCAAGCTGATCCCCGTCTTGGCGGTCCGCAAGAAGTTTGCCAAGAACTGGGGTGTCTATGTGCCCGAGCTGGTGCTCGAGCAAGTCAAGCAACGCATGGTCCGCTCATGGCATGGCTCGAGCCTGAGCCGCAGGGAAAAACACGGATGAAATCCTACGACTGGAACATTTGGGACGATCACCACAAGAACCTCATTGGGCTTCGGAGCTACCATGAGGTGATCCCCTGTTTCGACGAGGAGCAGTGGCTCAAAGAGCGCAGGGCGTATCTCACCGCTTCCCAGATTCCCGCTGCCATGGGAGTCCATCCCTACTGGTCGCGGCTCCAACTGTGGGCAGAGAAGACCGGTAAGAGGGAGCCGGAGCCTTGCAGCAACAGGCTCATGCAGATGGGCAATCACAATGAGATCATGATTGCCCATTGGTACGAGGAAGAACAGCCGGATCACGAGTGCCTCGACCTGGGACCCTATACCATGGTCGCCTCGAAGGAGTTTCCTCGTCTGGCTTGTACGCCGGACTTCTTGGTCTCCCGCGATGGCGATCATCCCGACTGGGTCCTCGAGGTCAAGTGGACCAACTACAGTGCGCAGTATGACGAGGGGCCTCCCGAGTACGTCCTTGCGCAGGTCGTAGCCCAGATGATGATCACCGGGTACCGTGAAGCTGTCGTGGGTGCTGGCTTCTGGCACCAAATCGATCGACCTGGATTCTTCCACACCCAGTGGTCCGAAGCCTACGCCGAGAAGGTCAAGGCGGGCATCGACGAGTTCTTGTGGTACGTCGACAAGGACGAGCGGCCACCGGCCTCGTGGGCTGACATCGACCACCTCAAGGAGGACTGGTCGCCGCCTATCGAGGCGTCAGCGGCCATGAGCTCCGCACTTCAAGACACTTCCTTCGGTTACTGGGATTGCAAGGACGATATGCAGTCCATCAAGACAATGTGTGACACCACCAAGGCTGTCGTCATCGAGGAGATGCAGGCCAAGGGGGTGAACCTGCTGCTGTGGGGCGATGGCGAGCCGGCGTGGAAGGCCGTCACGGTCAAGGCCAAGCCGCCCAAGAAACCTTACGTCCAGATCAAAGCCTATCGACCGAAGGGAGACTGACATGACTGACCGACTGAAACCGACCGTGGCCCTCGCCAGAATCGAGGGAACCCTCAAGCAGCCCGAGATCGCACGAAGGGTCGAGAACGCCCTCAGAGGCGTCATGGACCTCAAGTACTTCTACACCGTCCTGGCCCACCTGTGTCGACGCTCGACGTCCTTACTCCAGTGTGACCCGTACACGATTGCGGGCTCCGTGATCGAGGCGGCTGCCATCGGACTCGACCCCGCACCCCAGCTTGGACTCGTCCACTTCGTCCCGTTCTACAACGGCAAGGCAAAAAGGTACGAGTGCCAGCTCATCCCGGGATACCGAGGTGTCATCACTCTGTGCTCACGCAATCCCCAGATCCGGAACATCACGGCCCGGACCGTCCAAGAGCACGATCACTTCGAGTACGAGTATGGGACCGGCCAACCGCGCGAGGTCCTCATCCATCGGCCCTCGAGCCAACAGTCCGATCCTCGCCATTACAAGGCGGCTTACGCCCTGGTATATCTCAGAGGAGACGTGGTGCGGCCCGAAGTCATGTGGCGCTGGGAGATCGATCAGATTCGGGCCCAGTCTCAGGCGGGCTCGAGAGGCCGAGGACCTTGGGCGAGCCACCCAGATCGAATGGCTGCCAAGACGGCTATCCTGCGGGTGTGCAAACAGCTTCCGGTCGCCTTGACCGAGGACGAGCACCTCGTCAAGGCGGCGGCCTACGACGACATGGTGGCCAGCAACATGTCGCAAGGTCTCGACGTCTTGATCCGCCCCGATGCCGAAAACGGAAACCCGCTTGACTTGCTCGCCATTTCAGCCGAGAAAGAAGAGGTCCTTCATACGTCGCCCTCCCAGCCTGCGCCTCCGCAACCTACGGACTCCTTGCAGGATCGGAGGGCGCCCTTGACCGAGGCGCAAGAGATCCAGTTGGATGAGTGGATGGAGTCCAAAGACCTAAGCTACCACTGGCTCAGCCAGACCCTGGGTCGTTCGATCAATTCGGCTTCGGAGGTGTTCGAAGACGAATTCCAAAGCAGCATCGAAGCCATCAAGGCTAAGTAGAAACTGTCAGCACTCACGCACCTCTAATCCTCCCCAGGGTTAGGCTTTCCTTTCCTAGTTCGAGTGAGTGCTGACTCTTACAACTTCACACCTGCATGAAATGGCTGAGGGATGGCAGCGGTATCGATGTCACCAGGAGGTCGAACTGCTCGGCACCGGAGACCGTGGAAGATGGGTATACGTTGATCAAGGGATCGACCTGTTTAACTGGAGAGGTGAAAATGGAAAAAGTCACCGACATCGAAAAGAACTTCAAGTATCATCGGCCGACCGATGCTCAGATTGGGTTCTATGACCAGCTCGCAGAGGAATGCGCACAGCTGGCCAAAACCATCCAACTCAATTGCCCCGTTTCCAGGGAACGGGCGATCGCAATCAAAAAGCTCGAGGAGGTGGCGATGTGGGCTTTCGCATCCATCGCTCGCCACATGGATGGCTACTGGATGCCGGATGAGGCGACCTTGCAGCCACGTTCTTCTTGACACCATGTTTTCTCCCTGCTAGCCTCCCTGTTATCAAGCTTGATATTCTTGTTACAGGGAGGCTTTTTTGTATCGAGAAATGCATGTGAATTTGACCGCCACTTTCTGCGATTGGAAGAAATATCAGCATTACTCCGATCGCTGGCCGGTATGGATCAAGCTCCACTTAGATCTAATGGAACATGCCGTCTTAAAACGTTTTACGTGCGAAAAGCAGGCTATCTTTTTTCGGCTATTGCTGCACGCAAGCAAGAACCTGGGACGCTTTGAACCCGATCCTCACGCACTCACGGCTGAACTCGTCCCGGTCAACGACATCGCCGGCCATGAACGACAGTCTAACGACAGTC